AGTTTTAGATGACAATATTGAACTTTCAATAAATAAAACAGGTGATACTGCTTTTTCAATTGGGTTAAATGACGCATATTCAGTAATCACTTATATGTTAAGTGATACATCTATCATTAACGAACCACCTCAGATGAAAGTAATTCCTGAATTTGAATTAGCATTAGATGTCACACCACAGTTTATCAGTAAATTTATATCTGGTAAGTCAGCGTTAAGTGAAACTGATACATTCACAGTAATTACAGATGAGACAAGTGGTAAGACAAAGTTAGTTATTGGTTACTCTGCAGTTAATACGAACAGAGTTACAATTCCAGTCACAACTTCAAAGTTTGAAAGTATAGATAATATTTCATTCAATGCTAACTTATTTAAAGAAGTACTTATTGCAAACAAAGATTGTGAAAGTGCAGAATTACAAATATCGAGTGAAGGATTAGCTAAGATTAGTTTTAAAATAGATGATTTTACTTCTACATATTGGTTAGTTGCGGCTAGTGAAGTTGATTGATGTCAAATACTTTATGGGTTGAAAAATATAGACCTTCAAATGTAGATACATATATCGGTAACGAACACTTACTTGAGAAAGTATCAATATATCTTGAGAGTGGAGATTTACCACACCTCTTACTATACGGTAAAGCTGGTACAGGTAAAACCACTCTCGCTAAGATTCTTGTAAAAAATATAGAATGTGACTATTTGTACATAAATGCAAGTGATGAAAACAATGTAGATACAGTTAGAACTAAAGTTAAGAACTTTGCTTCTACTATCGGTTTCAAAGATATGAAAGTTATTATACTTGATGAGTGTGATTATATTACACCAAATGCTCAAGCGGCTCTTCGTAATCTTATGGAAACATTCAGTAAACATTGTAGGTTTATCTTGACTTGTAATTATGTAGAACGAATTATTGACCCAATACAATCTCGGTGTCAAAGTTTTCAGATAATTCCACCGTCTAAAGTTGAAGTTGCAAAACATCTTCATAATATTTTAGTACAAGAGAACGTGATTAGTAAACCTGAAGATATTAAAGTATTAGTAGAGAGTGGATATCCTGATATTCGTAGAGTTATAAACTCTGCTCAAAGAAACGTAGTTAAGGGTAAACTTAAATTAGATACATCAAGTATCATTCAAAATGATTACAAACTTAAATTACTTAAAATTTTAGAAACACAGAATAAAAAGAATGCATTTAATGAAATCAGACAATTATTGGCAGACAATAAGATTACAGATTATGCTGACTTGTTTCGTTTACTATATGATGAAGTAGATTCATATGGTAAAGGTCACGTAGCAGAATGTATTTTAATTATTGCACGATATGAACTATCAGATAGTCAGGTAGTTGATAAAGAAATAAATGTAATGGCTATGATAATAGAACTATTAGGAGTTATAAAATGAAAACAGATAGTACTGGATTTAAAACTGTTGTAGGTTTTTTAATCGCGATATCTACTTTAGTTGGTACAGCATTCACAGTAGATAGTCGATATGCTAAAAACGAACAAGTAAAAGAAGTAGAACAAAAAGTTGAAAAAGTTGAAAAACGACTTGACAAGAAGATTCTAAGAGATAGAGCTAACGCTCTGCAAGAACGTATTTGGAAACTTGAAGATAGGTATAACGGTAAAGAGATTCCGACTACAATCAAAGAAGAATTACGTAAAAATAAGGCGGAGTTGATTCAAATTAGGAAAGAATTAGAAAAATGAGTATGCATCCAAAGGGTAGAATACCGAAACGAGAAAAAAAAGTACAAGTTGACTTGAAACAAGCAGATACTATCAAATGTAATGATTGTAATAACTATTTATTCATAACATCATTCATACTAAAGAAGTTATCTGCAATAGTTTCACCAAACGGTCAAGAAGCTTTGATTCCTGTTCAAGTATATAGTTGTGGAAATTGTGGTAAAGTCGCAGAAGGTATGTTAGACGTTGCTGGTTTAGAAGAAGAAACAAAGTCAGATAGCTTTCCTCGTTTGGACATATGAGTGAGAAAAGAAAAACAATATTCACTAACAAATCCTCTGCTGGAAAAGGGGATTCACCGAGAGTTGGTATAAGTTATGAAGAGTGGGAAAAGAAATATGAAAAAATCTTCAATAAAAAGAAAGAGTCTATTCGACCACATCAAACAGATAACAGCGGTTCAAAACCCTAAGTATTGGGAAGAGATATCAGACGAAGATAAAAAGTCTTGGTCTAATTATATGACTCATAGATTCTTATCTATGAATATGGATTGGGTTGAATTAGTAAATGAATTACAAAAGTATAACCTGAAACCAAAAGAATTATACAAATTATACACAAATGTTTTACCAAAGAAAAAACAATGGTTAAAATATACAAAAGGGAGAAATCAAATGGCACAACCAGATTGGTTAATCAACATAGTCGCACTACACGAAGAAGTAAGTAAAAAAGAAGCATATGATATGGTTGAACTATATATGCTAACTGAAGGTGGTATGTTAGAGTTAGGAGAACTTTGTCAGAAATGGGGAGTTGAACCTAAAAAGATAGCATCTGCAGGTTTAAATGTACTTGGTTCTATAGGTGGATACACTGCAGGAAATGAATAAAACGCTTGACTTGTATACGGTTTTATTCGTATATTCAGTTATGTAAATAGGAATATAATATGAAAGTTATAAAAGATAGTCCAAGAGCTCGTTCGGAAGCGAACGACTATGACGTTATAGAACAGATGGAAAAAGAGTGGCCTGAAATGACCAGAGAGTTCAAGAAGATTCAAGAAGAACAATATGAATTGTTTCTTCATAAACAACACGATTATGGTCCAGGAAATATTTCAGTTGGAACACAATTACAAACACCAGAAGAGATAAAGTTATCACTTACAGGTTTGTGGTTTCGTATGAATGATAAACTACAACGAGTAAAAACTCTATTGATGAATAATAGAGAATCAGCTGTTAAAGATGAACCACTTGAAGATGCGTATCTTGATGTTTCAAATTATGGTATTATGGCTACAATAGTTAGTCGTGATAAGTGGGGAAAATGAAAAAAATAAGTTATAGTCAATACAATCAATGGGTTACGTGTCCATATAAGTGGAAACTTAATTACATTGATAGTTTAAGACAGTTTACTGATAGTATACATACGCTATTTGGTACAAGTATGCATGAAGTATTACAGACATATCTTACAGTAATGTATAATGATACCATTAAAATGGCTGATGCTCTTCCTTTAGACGAAATGCTATTACATAGAATGAAAAAAAATTATAATACTATTATGGAAAAGAATGGTGGTGAAGTATTTTGTGAACAATCTGATATGGAAGAATTTTATAATCACGGGTTAATAATATTAGACTGGTTCAAGAAAAAACGTAATATGTATTTTAGTAAGAAAGGTTATGAGTTAGTTGGTATAGAAGTTCCTGTAAATTATGATTTACCAAATAAAATTAAATTTATTGGATATATAGATATAGTTTTACACGATACTAATAGAGATAGATATAAAATAATAGATATTAAGACTTCTACTATGGGTTGGAATAAATATCAAAAAGCTGATAAGTCTAAGACAGACCAATTATTATTGTACAAATATTTTTACGGTGCTGAACATAATATACCAGTAGATAAGATTGATGTAGAATACTTTATTGTAAAACGTAAACTATATGAGAAATTAGATTTTCCTCAACGTAGAGTTCAAACATTTTCACCTGCTAGTGGTAAACCAAGTATAAATAAATTAATGAATAACTTAAATCATTTTCTTGAAGAATCTTTTATTGATGGAGAATATAATTTAGAACATAATTATATTAAACAACCATCTAAAAAGAATTGTAGATATTGTGTGTTTAATCAAACAGAACATTGTGATGTAGGAGTTAAATAATGAAAAATAAATTAAGTCTAAGATTAAAACTAAGTGATTTTATTAATACTGAAATTGAATCTAAAGTTATGAAAAAAATTAATGATATTCATAATGAGTTACATATAGCAGTTTTGTTAAATTTATGGTTTGATGAGGATGAAATAACAAATAAAAATTTAAAAGAATTTTTGATGAGGTGGGAAGATAACTTATCTTTTAAAACTATTGTTAAACAAGGTTCTCACATTAATGCAAATGATTTTATATGGTTTGACATTATCCCAACAGGACTACCGTATACTTCTAGGAAAAGATTTCAATTTACATACTTAAATAATAAACAAATACTACATGGATTGAACGATTTTCATAATGTAGCTAAATTTACTACATCAGAAAAACCAATAAAAAAACAAAAGAGAAATGACTACGAAGATTAAAGTCGGTATAGTCGGTAGTAGAGGTTATACCAATAAGAAAAAAATAAAAGATTTAATATTTGAAATAAAAGAAAAATATGGAGATGAAGTAGAAATAGTTAGTGGTGGTCAAAAAGACGGTGCCGATGGATTTGCTAAAAAGTTTGCATTAGAGTTTGATATGAGTTATGTAGAATTTCCACCATCACATTATAGTTGGAATATGCATTGTAAATTACCAGCTACTAAATACAGTAAACCATATTATGTTTCTAATTATTTCAAAAGAAACAAACAAATAGCAGAATATAGTAATATAGTCATAGCATTTATTCCAGATGGTGTTGAGTCAAGAGGTACAATGAGTACAATTGAGTACGCAATTAAGGAAAAAAAATTGACTAAAATACTGAACTAATATATATTTATATATGTATATATTATTAGAGGTTTTATATGGATTACAAATTAACGTCAGTTAAGGTTTTAAAAGAACTTTATAGAAAATTTAAAAGTAGTAACTTAGATGATGAGTTTACGTTACAAAAATTAGTTAACCGTTCAATGGATTTATATCTATTAGATAAAAAGTTTAACAATCAGATAAAAAATTGGCAGAATTTAAAACAAAGTGGGAGTAGATTATGAATTTAAGAGATGATTTATTAAAAGCAAGTAAATTACATTTCAAGGCTCAAGTAGAGAAGCATCGTATAAATGTTGAAAATATGTTGAATAATACAGTTGGTGTAGGAGACCATCCTGATATTATGGAAACAATTGAGGCAGAGTTAGAGAAGATGTCAGGTTATCACGACAAGTTAGAAATGTTAGATTATTTTGATGTGTCGATAGATGATAAAAAACTATTAAACGATTAGAGGTTATATGTCTAAGAAAAAGATTTTATTATTATCAGATGATTTAAGAATGTCATCTGGTATTGGTACAATGTCAAAAGAATTTGTACTCGGTACAGTTCAACATTACGATTGGGTTCAAATTGGTGGTGCGATTAAACATCCTGAAGAAGGTAAAGCTGTTAATATGGATGAGTCTGTTCAAAAAGAAACAGATGTAAAAGATGCTAAACTAACAATATATCCTGTTAATGGGTATGGTAATGCTGAGTTACTTAGAAGTATTATGACTCACGAAAAACCTGATGCTATTCTACACTATACAGACCCAAGATTTTGGGGTTGGTTGTATGAGATGGAACACGAGATACGACAAGAGATACCTATTTTTTATTATAATATATGGGATGATTGGCCTGCACCACAATATAATGAAAATTTCTACGAATGTTCTGATTTAATTATGAATATATCAAAACAAACTGTAGCAATTGTAAAAGAAGTTGCTAAAAAGAAACCTAGAACAGATTGGGATTGTACTTATATTCCACATGGTGTTAATAAACAATTCTACCCTATTTCAGTATTTGATGACGAGTATAAACAAGTTGAAACAATGAAAAAACAACTTACAGATGATAATGTTGAATTTGTATTTTTTTATAATAATAGAAACATTAGAAGAAAGAATCCAGGTGACCTCATATTAGCTTTTAAAATATTTTGTGATACTCTACCTAAAGAAGACGCAGATAAATGTTGTTTATTAATGCACACACAACCAGTTGATGAAAACGGGACACATCTACCAAACGTAGCAAAAGCTATATGTCCTGAATACAAAGTATACTTTAGTGATAAAAAATTAGAAACAAATCAATTAAATTGGCTATACAATATTGCAGATGTAACTATTAACATCGCTTCTAATGAAGGTTTCGGTTTAGGTACGTGTGAATCGTTAATGGCAGGGACACCTATTACAGTTAATATTACAGGTGGGTTACAAGACCAATGTGGATTTAAATTAAAAAGATATAATTCTGATAATTCAGGATTTACAGAGGGATTTTTAACTGCAAATGATTATTCTGAAATAAAATCATTACACGATGATAGAAAGTGGAAGGATAACCCTGATTTAACTCACGGTGAATGGGTAAAACCAGTATGGCCTTCAAATCGAGCTTTAGTGGGTTCGATACCGACACCGTATATCTTTGACGATAGATGTAGATTTGATGATGTTGCAGATAAAATGAAAGAGTGGTATGATATGTCACCAGAAGATAGAGTAGAATGTGGTAAGAAAGGTCGTGAGTTTGTTTTAAGTAAAGATTCGATGATGTCAAGTAAACATATGTGTGATAATTTTATAGAACATATGGATACGACATTTGATAAATGGAAACCAAGAAAACGTTATA